ATTACAAAGTGACAATCCTACAAACACAGTTGATACTAAACCATTACCTTGGACTGATGATGTTGAAGATGAAGTATTTGATGATGAAGACATTGACGAGATTAAGGATAATCTAAAAGAAGAATTAGATAGTCTAGATGCCACTGAGTAAACCACAACAACTTATTGCAGAGTGCCCAATAAGATTTCGTGTTGTAGTAGCAGGACGTCGTGGTGGTAAAACTTTTCTCTCAATGCGAGAACTTTGCAGATTTGCCAGTCAACCTAACAGCGTAGTATGGTATCTTACTAACAGCAGACAACAAGCAAAGTCGCTAGTCTGGGATAAACTTAAAAAGAAACTTAGAACATTACGTTGGATCAAAGATACAAATGAAAGTGAACTAACTATCAGTCTTGTTAATGGTAGCAAGATATGTTTGAAATCAGCAGAACAAGGTGACAATCTGCGTGGAGAAAGTTTAAATTTTATCTGCATTGACGAATTTGCTGACATTGATTTAGATATTATTTGGAGTCAAATCATCCGTGCGTCACTTAGTGATAAAAAAGGACACGCACTATTCATCGGCACTCCCAAGGGTCGCAACTGGTTCTATGATCTGTTCAAGATGGGCCAAGAGGAGTCTGATCCTGATTGGAAGTCCTGGCACTTCACAACCCAAGACAACCCATTGATAGACCCAACTGAGATTGAGTCTGCCAAGAAGACGCTGAGTTCCTTTGCTTTCAAGCAGGAATACTTGGCATCCTTTGACAACGCAGGAAGCGATGTTTTTAAAGAAGATTGGATCAAATATGGTGTGGAACCTGAGTATGGTAGTTACTTCATTGCAATCGACTTGGCAGGATTTGAAGAAGTGGCTAAACAAGCTGCTAACGCGAAAAAAAGACTAGATGAGAGTGCCATTGCAGTGGTCAAAGTCACTGATGATGGCAAATGGTTTGTCAAAGAGATTGATCACGGGCGGTGGGACATTCGGGAAACTGCTGCCAAAATCCTGATGAAGATGCGGGATTACAGGCCAATTTCGGTGGGAATCGAGCGTGGGGCACTTAAAAACGCTGTTTTGCCGTACCTCAGTGACCTGATGCGGAAAAATAATGTATATTCCCACATAGTTGACCTAACGCATGGCAACAGGAAAAAGACAGACAGAATCATCTGGAGTCTCCAAGGGCGGTTTGAGCATGGGCGAATTGTGCTGAACTCTGAAGAAGATTGGGATGAATTCACCGATCAACTCTTGATGTTTCCTGCCAATGGCGTACATGATGACCTTCCTGATGCTTTGAGTTATATTGACCAATTGGCTGTAACATCTTACTTTGAGGGTGAAGAAGATGATGAGTGGGAGCCTGTAGACATCATATCGGGGGTTTAATGGCAACAGATAAGCAAGATAAGCTAGAGCAAAATCAATTCTATGAGCCTACACAGGCTGACAAAGAACTGACTGATTTTGTTGTTGACCATTGCAATCGCTGGCGTGACTATCGGGATACCAACTTTCTTCCAGATTGGCTTGAATACGAGCGAATCTTTCGTGGTCAATGGGCTGTTGAAGACAAAACCCGTGACTCTGAGCGTTCACGCATCGTAACCCCTGCCACACAACAAGCCGTAGAGACTCGCCATGCTGAGATCATGGAAGCCATCTTTGGTCAGGGCGAATTCTTTGACATTCAAGATGACATTCGGGATGTGAACAACAACCCCATTGATGTGGGCATCATCAAAGCCCAGTTGATGGAGGATTTCAAGCGGGACAAGATTCGCAAATCCATTGACCAGATCGAGTTGATGGCAGAAATCTACGGCACAGGCATTGGCGAGATTGTCGTTAAGACTGAAAAGCAGTATGTGCCTTCTACTCAGCCGATTCCTGGGCAAATGGGCCAAGCAGCCATTGGCGTAGTGGAAAAAGACAGGGTTTCGGTCAAGATTTCACCTGTGAACCCCAAAAACTTCCTTTTTGACCCCAATGGAACCTCAGTTGATGACTGCATGGGGGTGGCAATTGAGAAATACATCTCTATTCACAAGATTGTTGAAGGCATTGAGCGTGGAATCTACCGCAAAGTAGACATTACGCCCACTTATGAAGATACTGACTTGGAACCCACCCAAGAGGTGAGCCAGTATCAGGATGAAAAGGTGCTTTTGCTGACCTACTATGGTTTGGTTCCCCGTGAGTACCTAGAGAACCTTGAGGAAAACAAGAACATTGTTGATTTGTTCCCTGAGAGTTCCGCTGCTGAAGAATATTCAGACATGGTTGAGGCCATTGTCGTGATTGCCAACGATGGGCAGTTGCTCAAAGCAGAGGCAAATCCTTACATGATGAAGGATCGCCCTGTTCTGACCTACCAAGATGACACTGTTCCTAATCGTCTTCTTGGTCGTGGCACAGTGGAAAAAGCCTTCAATATGCAAAAAGCTATTGATGCTCAGATTCGTTCTCACTTGGATTCATTGGCGCTGACCACCAGCCCCATGATTGCAATGGATGCAACCCGTCTGCCCCGTGGTGCTAAGTTTGAAGTCAAGCCTGGGAAAGCCATTCTCACCAATGGCGCACCTTCAGAGATTCTGTATCCCTTCAAGTTTGGGCAGACTGATGGCAACAACCTAGCCACTGCCAAGGATTTCGAGCGAATGCTCCTGCAATCCACGGGAACTTTGGATTCTCAAGGCATGGTCAGTGCTGGTGCTAGAGACATGGGCCAAGGCGGTATGTCTATGGCAGTTGCCACCATCATCAAGAAGTACAAGCGTACTCTGGTGAACTTCCAAGAAGACTTCCTGATCCCCTTCATCCAGAAGGCGGCTTTCAGGTATATGCAGTTTGACCCAGAGCGTTACCCCTCTGTGGACATGACCTTCATTCCTACTGCAACCTTGGGCATCATTGCCCGTGAGCATGAACAACAGATGTTCATTGGCTTGCTCCAGACCCTTGGCCCCAACACTCCTGTGTTGCCACTGATTCTGAAAGGTGTTTTGGCTAATTCTTCACTGACCAACCGCTATGAACTGATGGAGCAGTTGGACAAGATGAGCCAACCTAACCCGCAAGCAGAGCAAATGCAACAGATGCAACAGCAGTTGGCTATGCAAGCTGCACAGGCTCAGATTGCTGTTAATACAACTCAAGCTGAACAAAATCGGGCAGAGGCTCAGAAGTTGTCGATTGAAGCTCAGTTGATGCCTCAAGAAGTGCAAGCCAAGAACATGGCGGCAATGACCAAGAACCTGCCAAATGAAGATGATGCTGGTTCAAAAGAGTTTGATAAGCGGGTTAAGATTGCTGAATTGATGCTCAAAGAAGCTGACATTAAGAACAAGTCCAAGATTGTTGAGTTGCAAATGGCTGACAAGAAGGGCAAAATGTCGAGCGTTGAAGATGAGTTTCTCAATCGTCTTTCAAGGGAATTGACCTAAATGGACATTGCCGATCTTGAGCGTAAGCTAGGAATTGATGGTATTTCTGCTGAACAGCAGATGGAGATCATTACTGCTTTGCAACAGTCTGCCGCAGAAAAGATTGCCAAGGCCAAGAGCGAGTCTATTGGCAAGGGTGCTGAACTTGTTATCCAAGGCTTGAAGAAGATCAAGTCAGACATGGAGCAAAAGTTTGCTCAGTTGAATGGCGAGATTCAGAGCAAAGTTGCCTCTGTACAAGATGGTCAGGATGGCAAGAATGGCAAAGATGGACGAGATGGTAAGCAAGGGCCAGCAGGGTCAACGGGGCCAGCAGGACGAGATGGTGTTCCTGGGCGTGATGGAGTTGATGGTTCTGACGGCACTGGTGTTGCCTCTGCTCGCATTGATTTTGATGGTAGCCTTGTCATCACTCTTGATGATGGTCGTGAGATCAATGTTGGTGAGGTTGTTCCTTTTGATGTTGCTGAACGCATCAAAGTTATTACCAATGGTGGCGGTACTTCTCAGTCTGTACTTGATACTCTGACAAGTCTTCAGTCTCAAATTACGGCTCTGTCTGGATTTGTAAACTACAAAGGCACTTGGAACGCATCAACCAACACGCCAACCCTTGTTTCTAGCGTAGGAACAAAGGGAGACTACTATGTTGTCTCTGTAACAGGGTCAACCAATCT